GTCGTATCAGTACAAGAAAGAATAAATCAAGCTGACGCATATACAACACTAATTACAGAAAATTCTGACAGTAGTGGCAAATATGAATACATAGTTGACGATGAATCTGATAGTATTATAAGAACAAATAGCACTGGTAACAAGTACTGGGCTAGAGGTATGAAAGCCGTAAAGGTAACATACAAAGCAGGGTACGTAACTACCCCACATGATTTAAGATTAGCAGTATTTGATTTAATTAAGTACTACATGAAAGATGAAAGAAAAGAAAGAATGAGTACTGGAGGTTCCACCGTAGAAAATCCACTATCATCTAGTTTAGCAGGTAATATAGGATTCCCAGACCATATCAAAAGAATACTTGATATGTATAAAGTGTACAGTTAGTGTCGATAAAAAATGTAAATGAAAGATTAGACTTAATTTATAAACTTACAATCGGAGATGGTAGTAAAACAGGTGACCGAAGGGTCATGAGAGGATTAAGAAAATTATTAAATACAGCAGAAACTCAAGTAGTACTAGATGTAAAAGTTTTCTCTTCTCAACTAAACACGGCTTATCAAAGAAGAAAAGGAAAAGCTCCTAGTAAAAATGTAAGTGCTAAGTATGAAGAACTAACTACAGAACTAATTAAAAAGTGGAAAGTAGAAGTACGTAAAAATAGAAAAGACTATATGATGGTAGAGTCAGGTCAACAAAAATTAGTATTTATAATACATCAAGGCGAAAACAAAAGAAAGAACCCTAGAGATAATTATACACTATTTAGAAAGAAGATGCAAGAGTTTACACTTGCCTTAATAAAGTTACCTAAGTATAACCAACTTTTCCATGGAAGAACAAAAGTTGCAAGTGGTAGAAAGAGACAAATTTTTGATGTAGGACATGTATATTCCGTAACCGAAAAAGGAAGAGCAGGATTAGCAGCGGGTTTAGCACAAGAGCAATTAACAGGTGAAGACGGACAAGAGCTCACAGCAGACGATTTCCAAAGTGAAGACCAGTACAACCAATTAAAATCTTTCCAATCAGAATTAGGATTAAAATCAGAAGAAGTACTAAAAGTTAGTGCAAACGGATTAAGCCTAAAAAATAGAATTTTTCTACAGGTAGAATCAGATACAGGTAATAGAGAAAAGTCAGCATCAGATAAAAAAGCTGGTAAAGATGTAAAAGGTATAATAAAAGATATACTAAGTACTAGGTATAAGGGAAGCGGCCAAGCTAAAAAGATTGCTAACCAGAAAGGGTCCGACAGCCCTATGGATCTAATAGGTAGTATGATTATAAATACTCCTATTAAACGTAAAATGTATGCTAAGGGTAAGGCAAAGAATAATACAAAATATAGAAAAGCCCCAAAGAGTATAAATAAAACAAGTAGGGCAAGTAAAACAACTACAGTGCCTACACAAAGAGCAATAGTACATGCAGCTGGAATAACACCAGACATAGCTAGACAACTACCTAAAGGCCCAGGTAGACCCTCCAAAGAAAAAGGAGAAGGCAATAATGATTTTGCACTAGCCGTCGCAGGTTTATTACAAGTCAAAAAAGCAATTAATAAGAGACTTCCAGGAGAAGTCAGAAGAAATATGGGGAGACCCGCATTAAACTACAAAACAGGTAGATTTGCAGAGTCAACAATGGTAGAAAGCATTACCCCCGCAGCAAGAACACTACTAGTTAAGTATACATATAGATTAAATCCATATGAAACTTTTGAGAATTCAGGAAAAAGAAAATGGCCATCTGGTTACAACCCAAAACCTTTAATCTCAAAAAGTATAAGAAACTTAGCACTAAGTATGTTCAAAATTGAAGCACTAACTACTAGGAGAGTTTAATGGCAAATACTTATAGAACAGCAAGAACAAAAGTAGTAGCAGCTTTAGTACGAAAATTAAAAGGAATTGATGGGAACCACCCCTTTAATTCCAATGTATTTAATAATGTCCATTCTGGCATGGTCTTTTTAGACGAAATCAAGGAATACCCAACTTTATGTGTGGTAGCCGGAGACGAAACGAGAGAGTATCAACCAGGTGGTTTTAAGTGGAGGTTTCTAAGTTTAGACGTAAGAGTTTATGTCGAAAACCAAGAAGACCCACAGGAAATCTTAGCTCTACTGATGGAAGACATCGAAAGAGTTGTAGACGACAATGATATGCTGATTTACGATGATACTGTAAGTCCGCATCTAACAACGACTTCCTTAACTTTAAGTTCAATGTCAACTGATGAAGGTGTTTTAAAACCACTCGGAATCGGAGAAATGACCTTACAGTGTAGGTATTAAAAGAAATTACAAACGCTGATAATAATCTAGCGAAGTACTTTCAAAGTAAAAAAATAGGAGAAAGCAAATGGCTTTAAATCTATCCAGAAATACCAAAGTATTCGTCAGCTCAGTAAATGGAGTTGGAAGTACTGGAGGTATCAAAAATGGAACAATCACTACACCAGGTACAAACTACTCGGTAGGTGATATTATAACTGTAGCAGACGGACAAACAAGTGGGTCTGGCACAGGATGTAAATTTATTGTTAAATCAGTAAATGGAAGTGGTGGAGTTACTAAAGTAGCTATACCAAATAACTTCAGAGGATCAGGTTTTGTGAATAATGAAACTTGTACTGAAACAACGGCTGTTACAGCGCTTAATCACGCTACTGCCTCAAGTGGTCAAGACTTTGTGTTTACTGTAAAAGGTACACAAGCAGGTACTACTACTGCCGACGGTAACAGAATAGGAACAGGTTTGTTCAAAGGAAATGAAAATCTTGCAAATACATTCAGAATTGGTGTGTTAGATGGATATAGCTTCTCACAAGGAAGTGACTCTACTGACGTAACTATTTCAGAAGCTGGTGCAGCACCAAACAGGGGTTCAAAAAGATTCAATGATTCTTTACCACCTGCAGAATGGTCATTCGGTACTTATGTAAGACCTTTTGTTCATGGAGCGGCTAGTTATAGGGCACAAGGAACTCACGATGCTGTAGAAAATATTCTATGGGGTGCATTATCTGGTGTAGGACTTCCAGGAGTCTACGCAAACGATGCAGCAAGAGTTACAGCAGTAGCTGGTGTGGAAACATCATCTGCTCTTTCATTAGCTAAATTTGATCAATCTGATCGACATGAACTTATGAAAATGAGTATTTATTTCGCACTAGAAAATACTACTTATAGACTTAACCAGTGTCAAATTAACCAAGCAGAAATAGACTTTTCTATTGATGGTATTGCTCAGATCACATGGTCTGGTAATGCAACTACTATTGATCAGGTAACTGAAGTAATAGAAGATCCATCTAAAGCTCTAGAAATAGCTGCAACTGATCAAACAGTAGCTCAATTAAATGCTACAGGTAAGGCTCTAACTGATCATGATGCGCATACTGAAGAGTTTAGTTACGTAGATACAACAGGTCCATCGGATGCTGATTATCTAAGAAACAAACTATCTTCACTATACCTTTACTCTGGATTACAGGGTGGTGGCTCAGCGTCACAGGGTCTAGATGCTAGAAAATATCTAATCAATATTACTGGAGGCTCTCTAACGATTGCCAACAATGTTACTTACGTAACACCAGAAACTATCGGTGTTGTAGATAAGCCAATTGGCTCATTTACAGGAGCAAGGGTTGTAAGTGGAAGCTTAACAATGTACCTTGACAACAAAGCTGATGGTTCTAATCAATTATTAACTGACTTAGCAGGAGCTACCGACCTTGTGTCTAACGTATTCGATATGCGTGTATACATGGGAGTAAGTAGTGAAGGTGCAGATACAGTAGGAGAAGCAATGGAAGCAAATGACTGGGTAGCCCCAGGCGTAGAATTCAACATGCCTTATGCTCATTTAACTGTACCAACAATTGAAGTTGGAGATCTAATCTCTGCTTCAGTAGAATTCTCAGCTAACGGCTCATCTCTTCTAGAAGGCGATGAAGTTCAAGTTAAATACTTAGGACAAACAGTACATACACAGACTGGTTACCTCTCAACAGGTTCTCAGGCAGTTTAGTACTAATGTCTAATAGTTTCCTCAAGGAGAGTAAGCTATATATAGTTTACGGCGGAGATGGTGATAAGCATAGGACTTTCACCAGCTCTGCCTTAGACTTTTCTCAAACATTTGCGCAAGAATCGTACCCAGTAAAGACTTTGCACGATCAAACAAAAATGCTAGAGGGAGCAACTATAACAACAGCCAACGCAGTTGATTTTAGTTTCGATGTTCCACTAACTAAAGAGAAGAAAGAGTCGCATGTTATAGATATATTAACTAACCTTAATACGTCTCAACAATTGACTAAGTTTGATGCCTACATAGTAACAGGCGCTGCAACCTTTAAATTAGAGAACGCAATTATTACAGCAGGAGATCTCGACATTAGTCCGAACTCTCAGTTTACGGTAAGATTGCAGGGACAAGCAACTAAATTGGAAAAAGTTGGTAACGAAAGTTATACCATACCAGGAACTCTACAATCTGTAGGTACCTCACGAACTCCTATTTTAGTCTACCCAGTTGTTTCTATTAATGGAACAGATGTAACTAATATTATATCTACTACTATTAATATACAAAATGAAATCACTTGGCTAGAGTATGAAACCCTGCAAAAATCTTTACTAGTTACTAACGCTAGCAATATAATGCGTCCATCTGATTACGTGGTAGAAAAACGAACTGTTTCGGGAGCAGTAGTTCAATACCAAACAGATAATAATATCAACAATTATGATGATTTTAGTACTACTACTAATATTATACTAAAAGCTATAGAAGTAGGTGATACGGCAAGTGCCACTCCTTTTCTCCAGATACAGTTAAACCCTGCATCTTATATAGCGCGAATGGCCGTAGGGGATGTGTACACACAATCTTACGACTTTAATTCATTAGATAATACTGCTTTAGGAACGAGCATCACACAATATTCATAGGAGAATATAAACATGGAACTTAAAAGCCTACTGGTCGACAGTAAGACCACTTGGGTAGAATTTCCTGGACTCGACGAATTTGAAGTCGAACTAGCAAACCTATCCCGAAAAGAACTCGTTGCACTACGAAAAAAATGCACATCACAAAAATTTAATAGAAAAACTAGAGGGTTCGAAGAATCACTAGATGACGATAAGTTTATTAAAGAATTTACAAATGCAACTGTAAAAGGTTGGAAAGGATTACAATTAGGGTACTTAGAAGATTTAGTACTAGTAGACCTTAAAGGACAAGACGCAACAACTCCTTTAGAATACACAGAAGAAAATGCTCTTCTACTAGTTGAAAATTCAAGTGAGTTTGATAACTGGCTCAATGAGGTAGTCTTTGATTTAGACAACTTTCGTACAGCAGTCAAAAAAAATAATAAAAGACAAGCTGACACTACTCCTGAAGCATGATGCAATAGGCATGACTAAAGACCAGTACTTACGTATGGTCGAACAGATGGGAGAAGAGATAGATTGGGAAAGGTGTCCTCCAGATTGGGATGACTTTCCTGAATCCGTAGGAGTTTCTATGGAGATCTTCAATCAGCTTGGAGATAAAATATATCCAGAGATAGGATATATAGGAAAAGATTTTCAGAATCTAGATTTGTTATATAACTTATATCAAATTGAACAAAAAGCAGAAAGAGATTGGATATTTGAGCTACTACTTCACTTAGAGAGTGATACTATAGCCAAGTCTCAGCAGAAATTAAAAGCTGAGTATGATAAAATTAAGAGAAAGTAAACTATGGCAGCAGAAGGAACAGTATTATTTGAGATAGTCGCAACCGCTAAAGGCGTGAATGTAGTCCAGAAACAAACGGACAAGCTTGCAAAAAGCACTGACAAAGCTCGCAAATCTACGGATGGACTAAGTAAGTCTAGAGATAATTACAACCGTAAAGAAAAGGGTGCTGCCCAAATTTCTTCAAACTCTACCAAAAACTTCTCTAAAATGCAACAAGGCATTGACGGAGGAGGCGGCTCAGGCGGTCTAGTCCGAGCTTACGCACTATTAGCAGCTAACGTTTTCGCACTTACAGCTGCTTTTGGAGTGCTTTCTAGATCTGCCCAGATTGATACTTTAACAGAATCTATGGAGATTCTAAGTACAACTGGTGGAATATACATCAAAAACTTAGCCAGAGATATGCAAGAAGCCTCTGGTTTTGCTATTGACTTAGCACAATCAATGAGACAGGTTTCACTAGCAAGTAGTGCAGGTCTCAGTACTAAAGAAATTGAAGGATTAACCGAAGTCGCAAAAGGAGCGGCTATATCATTAGGAAGAAACTTACCAGACGCTATGGATAGAATATTCCGTGGTGCGATTAAACTCGAGCCGGAAATACTAGATGAGATTGGTCTTTTCATTCGTGTTGATGAAGCTTCTCAAAAGTACGCTTTATCACTAGGTAAATCTGTATCTTCTATTACACAGGTAGAGAAGAGACAAGCTTTCCTAAATGAAATATTAGACCAAGGTGGCAAAAAATTCAAAGAATACGCAGAAGAAATAAAACCAGATCCATACGTAAGACTAGGAGCAGCTCTTGGAGATATTGCTCAGAGCGGTATCAGTATGGTAAATGGAGTACTAGGACCTTTATTAAATTTACTTGCGGAGTCTAAAGGTATTCTTACAGCAGTATTTGGAGTTTTGATTTTCTCACTACTAAAGAAAGCAATTCCAGCTATGGGTGAGTTTAATACTAAAATAGCTCAAAATGCTAAAGAAGCAGCAGATAACGCTAGAGAATATCAAGCAGGAATAACAGAAAATACAACGGTAGCAGTACAAGAAGCCAATAAGCAACTAGCAAAAGACAAAGAAATTCTTGAAAGCAAAAGAAGATTAACTGGGAAAGGACAGATTACTAATCAGGGAGCCCAGGGAGTCATAGATAAGAAACTTAAAACAGAGGTAGATCTCGATAAGAGAAGAAACCTACTACTTAAGAAAAGAGACCTACTAGTAAAGAAAATACACACTAAAAATATTAAGAACCAAGCAATATTAAAGTCTGACTTAGTTGATATGGATCTAGAGTTAAAAAACTTAGTAAGACAACAAGAGATAACAGACCAAATAGCAGCAAACAAATTGAGAGGTAATGTACCTGCAACGCCTGGGCAGCTAACAGACTTAAGACAAAAGAAGCTAGACGACAAAGCTAGTGGAACTACTATACTAGCGGGCGCTAGTAACATGACAGAACGGGATGGTGTTAAAGCAGGTTTCACAGAACTAAATAGAGGACTAAAAGAAAACGAAGGTAAGTTAGGCAAATTCCAAAAAGGCATGGTCAGAGCAAAAGGTTCAGTAAGTATCTTAGGTTCTGGACTATCACGACTTATGATGATTATGGGACCTTGGATGATGGCTCTATCTATAGCTTCTCCTTTATTAGCAAAACTTGGCAGCTCGTTAGGCTTTGGAAATGAAGAGTCAAAAAAATTAGGCAAGACATTAGAAGCTGTTGGAGACCAAGTTGAAAACGTAACAGAAAGATTTAATAAACAAATAGACGCAATGGAAAATCTAAACTTTACTTGGAGAGAGCAAAATAAAGCTCAAACTGCGTTTAATAAAAATGCTGGAGAAAGTGCAGGTAATATAATAAAATTAAGTGAAGAATTGGCTGCTTACAAAAACGAGTTAGGAATGGTAGCAGGAGCATGGCAATTTCTTAAAGGTATAATTGATATAAGTGAAGAAGATAAAACTGCAAAGTTACAAATAGCTGAAACAGTAGCATTAATAACAGCCGCGGCAAAGAGTGGTGATAAGGGGATGAATTCTATATTCTCTGAAGAAGTTATAGGAGGCGTGGATGCATTTAGAACCTCTTTAGTAGCAGTAGGCGAGACCGAAGCCGAGCTAGGCAAGATGGCGGGCAGTTTATCCGAAGAGAGACAGAAACAAATACAAAGGCAGGTGGGCAGCTCTATGACTCTAAAACAAGCTGAAAGTAATCGAGCGTCAAACTTCAATCTGGGTGCGAAGAACATGAATTTTGTTGAGTTTGAGTATGTAAAAGCATTAATAAAAAGTAGGGAAGCGATAGAGAATTCTACTGTAGCACAAGAAGCTATGAACATAACTGAAGAGACTAGTGTTCAAACTGGCATGGACATTATTAAGCTAACTGAGGAAAGAGTAAAAATATATGAGTCTATGGAATCAGCCTTAGAAGGCGCTTCAGAAGGAATAGCTAAATTCCAAGCAAGTTTCAGAGCAAAAACAAAAGTAGATAGTGTTATAGGAAACTTTGACCAGCTATCCGCCTCTCTAAAAGGTTTAAAAGATTTAAGTACTGAAGAGTACAACACTTTCTTTGATAAGTTTAAGGATTCAGACAATCCATTTAATAAACTATTTTTAGATACAGATGGTACTCAAGAAGGTTTTGAGACAGCCATTGAAGCCGCCAAAGAAAAATTAAAAGAGTTTCAAATGCAAGCTCTTACAAGTGCTAATGCAATCAAAGTACTAGGAGTAGATTCTAAACTAATGATAGGTGTATTTAATACAGGCGGAGTAGCCGCCATTGAAATTCAAAAGAAACTAACTGAAATAGAAAAGAAAAAGAACGATATACAAAAATCTAATACAGATACTTTACTACTATCAAACGGATATACACGAGAAGGATTCGCCGCAGTCATGGAAGGATTAAATGCGAAAGGAACCGAAGTCGAGCGAGCTCAAGAGTTAGGTAGACTAAAACTAACTGAAATAGACTTACTAGGTATACAAGCTCAATTTGATAAAGAAGCTGTGACCAACATCAATAGATTGATAGCCGTAGCGCAACAAGCTAATAACATCCTAAAAAGAGACTTAGAGTTAGAGCAAAAGAAATTTGAAAAGAAAAAAGAAATTCTAAACTTGGACTTACAGATAGCAGCAAATGCTACGAAGCTATCTAATTTGCAAGGTAGAGGAACTTCTGAAACCAGCGACCAACAGGCTGCTGAAGCTAAAATAAGTGCTGCAATGCTTTCATACGAATTAGCAAAAGAAGAAAACAAAATGAAAATGGCAATGTTGCAAATAGAAGCTGGATTAATGGCCGATAGATACAGAGTTTTATTTGAGCAAGGAAAACTAGTTGGCGTTACTAAAGAGCAAGCCGAAGCTACTATTAAAAACATGTCTAGCAATCCTCTCTTTTCCCCAGAGGGTCTACAAAAACAATCAACACTTGCAGCTCAAACAATGAATTTAGCTATAGCAACTGCAGTATCAGATGGCTTTGGAAAAGGACTACTTAGCGGACTAATAGCTAACACTGCAGCAATTAAGCTACGAGCTGTTCAAGATGCTATAGATCGAGCAAAAGCAGTAGCGGCAGCTGAAAAGGCTGTCAGAGATGAAGGTGCAGCCGGTTTCGAACAACGTGCGGGCGCAGCAGGTGTACAAGCAGGTAAAGACTTTGACGCAGGTAAACAAAAAGACAATGGTATGCAAGCGTTGAGAGGAAGTTTAACTGCTATTTCTGCACAATTTAGTGAACTAGGTCCTGAAGGGGCAGTAGTAATGTCTGTTATAGCTGGAGCAACAGCAATAGGAGATTCTTGGTATAATGTAGGAGAAGTATTTAGTCTTACTGGTGATAAAGCAGCAAACAGTATGGAGAAAGGAGCGGCAGTAGCGGCAGCAGTAGCTCAAACGTTAGGAGCTATATCAGGTATTATGGCTGCAAACTCTAAAGCTCAAATATCTGAAGTAGACGGACAGATAGCAGCAGAAAAGAAAAGAGACGGAAAGTCAAAAGAGTCACTAGCAAAAATAGCTCAAATGGAAAAGAAGAAAGAAGGAATGGCTAGAAAAGCTTTTGAACAAAATAAGAAAATGCAAATAGCAACGACTATAGCAAACACTGCAGCATCTATTATGCAAGTATGGGCTAACCCTGCTGATATAACTAAAGCATGGGCAATGCCTATGAGTATTATGATTGGAGCACTTGGTGCAGCTCAAGTAGGTATTATCTCAAAAACCAAATTTAATGGGGGTTCAACAGAGTCTCCAAAACCTCAAGCTACAACCATGAGTGTAGGAAGTAGACAGAACTCTGTAGATGTATCACAGGGTGGAAATAGAGGAGAACTAAGTTATATGAGAGGAGCTAGAGGCACTGGCAGTAACGCAAATAACTTTAATCCTGGCGGTGGCGCTATGGGTAGAAAAAGTTACGCAAGTGGTGGAGAAGGCATACTAGTAGGAGAGCAAGGACCGGAAGTAGTAATGCCAAGTCAAAAAGTGGATGTAATACCTAACTCAAGATTAGGAGGCTCACAAAATGTAAACTTCAGTATAAATGCAGTAGACGCTGCAGGAGTTGAAGACTTACTAGTAAATCAAAGAGGAAATATAATTAGAATGATAAGAGAAGCAGCAAACGACACAGGTGAAAGATTCCTAGAAACAGTCGACACACAAGCATACGGGAGTAGTACATAATGAGTGGTTCTTTCACAGCATTTAATAATAGATTACCAGATCCAAACTGGGGCATAAATGAAGCAGGAGATGGGCACGCAAGTAGCTATGTAGAAGGACCAGGTTTCGCATCTGTTAGCTTTCAGTCTAAGCAACCTGCAGCTATTGGTAGAACAAATAGTGGACGAGTTACTACTAGAGCCATAATAGGGCATAACTGGAAAATTAATATAACTTATAATCCAATGACTCGTGCTCAATTTGAACCAATTTATAATTTCTTACAAGAAAAAAGAGGAAGACTTAAAGCTTTTGAAGTTGTACTACCTCAATATGATTCTCCACAGACAACTCTTGCTTTTACTAGTGGCACAGCATTAATTGTTGATGGAGAAATAGCGGCGGGAGCAACAAACTTTGAAGTGGATAACCATAACCATGCTAGTACTGGAAGTTTAAAGCCAGGTGACATGTTTAATTTTAGTGACCCAGCAAATGCAAACCATAAAAAAGTATATCAAGTAACACGAGTACTTAATAGAGCTGATTACCTAGTGGGAAATCAACCGCAGGCACCTAGTGGCAGTAACCACCACAGAATTTACTATATAACTCCTTCAATAGAAAAAACAGTAGCAACTAATTCAACATTAATAACAACTAACCCAACTTTTAGAGTAATACAAACAAGTGATGTTGTATCTTATTCCCTAAATACAAACAATCTATATGAGTTCTCACTGAGCTTAGAGGAAGCACAAAAATAAAATGTCAATAGAAAGAGCAATCAATTCCAACATAAAAACATCCCTCGTCAATAATGACGATTTTTCGTATGCGCACTTAGTTAAGTTCGAGAGACCCTTTATTTTATTAAATGGAGAGACTCGTACTAACGCTAACAGGTATGCCTATTATACAGATGGGGCAACCGATATTAGCTTTGACGATGGTTCAGGAAACGGAAGCCAAGTCTATAGAGCTAACAGAATCCTATCTATAGGAGCTTATGCTGAAACAACAAAAGCGAGAGCAACCTCAATGGCTCTAACTCTTGCAGCGGAAGATCTTGGTGGAAATATTCAGGTTCAAGGCACTTTAACTTCTTCTGGTCTACTTACTCCTAGCGCAGTTCTAAATGGAGAAGTACTAGATTGGACAGACTATGGTTTTAAAGAAGGTGACTTTGCTACTATTAAGTATGATACTACTACTCTTAAATTTCTAATCGGAAGTTTTGTACCAAATAACAAAATTCAATTTCTTGTAACAGGTGATAATGATGATGACAGCGCATTCCCAGGTTCTACTTTAACTAAGACATTTACAGTAAGTCAAGATTCCGTAGAACTAACTGGAGCTTTACTAGAAAGAGGTATTACCCCCAATGGAACATCTAACACTAGTCCCACTTTTATTAATAGAGAAGTATTCATACACAAAATATTCATAGACCCAGAGACTGGACTTCTTATAGGACCGAACAAAAGCATACTAATGTTTAAAGGCATTATTTCAAGTGTTAGTATTGATGAATCCCCGAAGGGTTCTAAAGTCAAGTGGGCTTTAACTAGTCATTGGGGAGACTTTGAGGAAGTAAATGGCAGACTAACAACTGATGAAGTACACAGAGCTTTATCTGCTAATAAGATACCTCAGATAGACTCAGCTATTAGACCAGAGTATGCGGCCGACTTAGGCTTTATGCACGCAGAAACATCACTAAGTGCTATAGCAAGTTATAAAACGCAAGAAACTAGATATAAAATGAAAAGCAAAAGGCGTGGTGGACTCGCAGGACTTTTTGGCGGTAAAAAAATGACCTCACAAGAGTATCAAGTTGATATTCAGAATGAAGTAGATTTAAATATTCACTTACAAGGTAAGTACTTACCCGTAGTTTATGGGGTACAGAGAGTTAACGGAAATCCTATCTTTGCTGATACCCTAAATGATAATAGTAAAATAGTATATACAGCAGACGCAATATGTGAAGGAGAAATTCATGGTCTATTTAATATGTATATTGATGATGTTCCTTTAATCTGTACTGATGAAAATGATTTTGATGTAAGAAATGGTGCTACAGGCAGTGATAAAGACAATACCCAACTACAATGTTTTGGAAGAATGTCTCGAGGTAATACTTTAAATGGTGCAGTAGCTGGGGGGGCTTTTGAACTAGGTATTCAACTAGCAGATATAGCACTAAGTAAACAAGACTTATTAGACTTAGGTTTAGGTCAAAGAGTAGTTAATGCGAATAGTCAGGGAAGAAGAACAGGTGGCGTGGTCAGACCTTTAGCAGCAGGAAATGCTAGTGGACTAGAGCATGAGTCTATTTATAATATAAACCACCCATATACTATCTCTCAACAATTTATGCATGGAAGACCTAATCAGTTAGCGGCTTCACTTTTAGTAGACCCAGCTGAGGGTTCAAATTCTGTAGGAAGTATATCTGTACTATCAAAAGGATCTAGCTACGAAAGCACTCCAACTGTTACTATTAGTGGCGGGGGTGGCTCAGGAGCTACAGCAACGGCGCATATGGGATCGTCTTCAACTGATGATGCTAATAAAGTAAGAAGCATATCAATAGCAAGCAGTGGTACTGGATATACTAGTACTCCTAGTATAGCTATTAGTGGCGGTGGCGGCTTCGGGGCAACAGCAACATCTAACTTAGGTGGGTACAAAAGACAAACAGATTACTGGGAAAGCAATCTTCCTTATTGGAGCTCTCAACATAGATTACTAGACACTGCTTATTCAGCCATGAAATTTGAGATAGATGCTGATTCAACTTCTATACCAGAGATAGAGTATGTTGTCAAAGGTAAAGTTATGGAGTGTTTCAACTATGATAATAGTTACGTTCCTGACAGAGCTTTAGGCACGGATGACCATACAGATTTTGTAGAAGGAGACTTAGTAGTAGTAGAAACTAGTGTAAACGGTAGTAACTGGGTAGTAGATAGTACAGGTACTAATGCTGGTAATCAGTTCAAAATTATGGACAAATGGTTATTCACTACTTCTAGAGGAACTTCACACTATAGATTTAGACTCGATACTACTCCTAATCTAGGGCTTGTGAATGCAAGAGCAACTAATAACAAAACAAGACTAAGATTAAAAGATGCAAGTAATAACTACTGGCATATGCTTACTTGGGACCATGAAGTAGTAGGTTCTACAACTTTCCCAAATAATTGGTATGCTTGTACTAGTAACATCACTAACCCTAGTGGCGTCATAACAATATCAAATATTACTGCAGCTAATAAAGCTATTATAGGAGCAACTTCTCCTTATGTGCAATTCTATGCTCCTGAATGGTATACAGATACCCCAGGTGACTTTGTAGGGTTAAGATACGCAGTACTATTAGGAACTTGGTCGGGTAGTGGAGATGCAAATATTTTAACCTTTGCAGGCACAAATTGGACAGGTACTTTTCCTAACACAATACAAATAACTAATTCTCAACAGTTTGATATGACTTCCATCTCAGCTATAGCAAATATAAGTAATACAGGTGAACTAACAAATAGTTATACAGATGCTTTTGATAATACAATACATGAAAAAGGTGCAATCCTTCATAATATTACTACTGGGGAATTTAGAGAGATAACAGGATTTGATACTAGTACTGATGTAGTAGTAATAGAAACTCCGTTTTTAAGTCCTGTAATACCAACACACAAATTTAAAATTGATGGCAAGGGTTCAGACAGCAGATCTTTAAGTAACCCCGCGATTCAAACACTAGACTTTTTAATGAATAATAAGTTTGGTAGAGGTCTAAAAGAAGCAGACCTTGATTTAACCAGCTTCTGTAATGCAGCTAAGTTATGTGACTCTCGTTCAGACATAACTATAAAACTAGCAGGCTCTCCTAACGGAGTTGCTGTTGGTGACGTCTTTGAAATAACACAAAATGGTAACTCTGGTGGAGTCCATGTTGCTTCGGGAACTGTAGCTACTGGTGGTATAGATACTACTAATAATACAGTTACTCTTACAAAAGTTATTAATAAATTCGCAAAAGCATATAGTACCTACACTAGTATAAATACTGGTGATATAGTTTATACTGAAGCAGGGAACTTTTATAGAGCTACAGGCTCCATATCTCTTCCTCCTGTTACAGTACCTACTCATACCTCAGGAACTACGCTTAGCTTAGCTGCTATTACAGGAACTATTAGTTTACATAAAACTTCAGGTAGTGGAAGTGTAGCCGCTTTAACTATGTCAAAGGTAAGCAATCCTATTGACTATTCTCTGTATGATGCCGATTGGGTAAAATATTGGAGATACTATGGGTGGGAACATCATCATCAAAGAGAGGTTACTCGACACCAAACCAACTTTATCTTAGATACTGCTAAATCAGTTTTTTCTAATATCAATGCTTTGCTTACGCATTTTAATGGTATTCTTTCTTATGAGAATGGTAAGTATGTATTAACTACAGAAACGCAAGAAACAGCACCAACTGTTACTCTTAACTCGTCTCAAGAAAATATCAATCCTTACTATATAGACAACACAGATATCATAGGAAAAATAAACGTTGTAGATAATTCTCAGAAAAATGCGAAGAACACAATCAAAGCCAGTTTAGCTGATCCTCAGCTTAACTTTGGTACTCGTAGTGTAACGTTCTTTAACTCAGACTTTTTGAAAGCGGATAGGAACGTAGTTAAAACAGGAAGCTTTCCCTTTACAGGTATAACAAATTATTATAATGCTAGAATAAATACAGAGAAAGAATTATTCCAAACAAGGTTCTCAAAAGAAATAAGCTTCGAGCTTGGACCTAGGGCTATATTATTAAGACCTGGACAAGTACTCAGTATGAATTATGAACCTTTTGGTTGGACTAATAAATTAATGAGAGTCGAGAACCTTAGCTTTAAAGCAAATTGCAACGTTTCAGTAAAATGTAAAGAGTATGATGATAGCATCTATGAAATCACAAAACAACAAGCACTCAGTATTTCAGAGGAAACTTCATCTCAAAATAGTTTGAAGGCACCTGGATTACCTAGTGGGTTAACAGCGACAAATGATAAAAACGGGTCTATATTCTTAGCTTGGAGCAACTCTATAGATTATATAGAAGGGTCAGACTCAACTGAGATTTGGTACTCTTCAAGTAACCAAAGATCAAGCGCAACTTTATTGGCAACAGTCGATAATGTTACTAATTATATGCACAATTCTGCAGCTTCTGAAACTAAATACTTCTGGGTCAGACATAGAAGATTTAGTAGAGGTTCTACAGGTAACAAACAATATATAGTAAGGGGAGCTTATTTCCCTACTAGTGCTACGGGCGGAGTAGAGGGTATTTCACTATCTATTAGTTCTGGCGCGGCAACGATTAAACTACTACCTACAAGCCATGTAGTAGACTACAGTAAAGTAGGAACCGAGGCTTCTACAATTCAGTTTAGCACTATACCTTTCAATGTAACTGGCATAGTTTATTATGAATTCTTTATCAATGGAAACAGCACATTAGGCCCAGCTAAAAGAGACACAGACGCTAATCGTGGAACTATAAATGGAATAGCTAATGTTGCTTATAATGCCTTTGTACTGCCACAAGCTAATGAGCCTGGACCAGCTGATGAACCCGTACAAATAACAGTAAAACTAAGAGCTGGAGCTGCTAATGGCACAATAATAACTCAGGATACAGTATCTATATTTGCAGTACAAGATGGACAAAGTGCAGTAACAGGATTCTTAACAAATGAGTCACATACAGTATCTACAGCGGTTGATGGAACTGGAGCAAGTTTATCAGCTGCTGGTGGAACATATAAAGTATTCTACGGCAACACCGATATTACAAGCAACGCAAAAGTAACTTTTAGTGCCGCTACAGGTTCAGGAATAACAAGTAGTATTAACGCAGGCTCTGGAGTATATACTTTTAGTAATATGACAGCAGATTCAGCCAGTGCAGTGTTTTCAACACTTGTTAAAGGTAGCCTAATTGGTGGACTAGATAATACAAATGATGTAACAATTTCAAGAACATACTCAATATCAAAAGCAAAAGCAGGTTTAAATGGCTCAGGGTCTGGTGGAGCAAATGCAAAAATAGTACAGCTAACAGCTTCAGACTATTCAATAGTATATGACTCAGCTGGAAATACACCTAATCCTTCTACTAGTACAGATATTACCTTAACAGCTACAGCTAAAAACTTTACAGACCCATACTTTAAGTTCACTGGGGACGGTATAACTGATGAAACTAGTTTTACTGATGGTGTTAATACCAAGACTTTCCAAGTACCAGCTAACCATTTCTCTGCTCCTCAACTAGTAAGAGTCGGAGTGTCCGAGGGTAATCAGAGTGAAATAGCTTTCGATACTATAAGTATCTTTGCAGTAAAGCCTGGTGTGCAAGGCCCAACAGGTGCTGACGCATACACAGTAATATGTTCTAATGAAGCACATACTCTACCTGCGAATAAAGATGCAGTCGTAACTAGCTTCGCAGGAAGTGGAACAGAATTCGAAGTATTTAAAGGAAGTACTCAATTAGTTGGAGTTACAGGAACTCCTACAAGTGGACAATTTAAAGTTACCCCTAGTGCTACAGCTATAACAGCAGGCTCACAATCAGCTAGTTCTAATAAGATAGTATTTGGTGTTCATAGTAGTATGACAGCAGCAACAGCTTCAATTTCTTATTCAGTTCTTTTAGAAAATACAACAACAGTAATTAAAAAGCAAACATTTACTAAGTCAGTAGCAGGTGATACCGGTGTACCAGGCTCAGCAGGTGTATCCGCATACTCAGGAATACTTACAAATGAAAGTGCTTCTGCTATATCATATAGTTTATTTGGGGGCAGCAACTTCTTTCTTTATCTTGGTACTGGAGGAGAGTTTAAAACTTTTGTAGGTAGCACAGAACAAACAAGTGGAGTAGTTTACGCAATAACAGGTGGAGCTACGTCAGGTGCAAATAGTACTAAAACACAAAATGGTTTAACTATGACGTTAAATCAAGGTACTGGAGTTTACACACTAGCAGGTACTTCGTGGAGCAGTGATTCAGAAGTATTTATTTTAACAGGTACTAAAGGTAGTGATGTAGTAACAAAACAATTTAATATTAATAGCGTACCTTTCACTTCAAGAGTAGTACTATCTGCGACTTCTCAGCAATTTGCATATAATGCAGCAGGAAGTAGCCCTAGCCCTTCTAGTGTAGTTCTAACAGCTAATAGCTTTGGACAACCTAGCGCGCAGTTTTTGTTTGAAAAGTCAACAGACGGCGGTGCTAATTTTACTAGTATTCAGGCGTATAGCTCAACTAATACCAAAACAATAGCGGCCGGAGCAATAAGTCTCGGGTCAGAAACATTTAGAGTATCAATGAGGTCTTCAGTCCAGAACAATAATGTACTAGACGTAGATCAAGTAACCTTACTAAGAATTAAAGATGGAGCTGCAGGAGCGCCAGGTGAGGATGGTGATCCGGGTGATGATGGTGATGAGGGCGTAGGAAGTATAACAATATACAGAGAATCTTCTAGTCCACCAGCTACCCCAAGTACAGGTACAGCAAACCCACCAAGTGGCTGGTACTCAACAGTAGTGCAA